ATATTCTGAAATCACATTAATGTCCTCAACTATTTCATTTTTAAACCATTTGCTGAACCTTTTTTTAGGCCTGATGGTATTTAGTAAATAGAGAAATTGAGGTTTGTTGTCAAGTAAATGACGGAGATTCATCTCATTAGCATAGAGTACGGTGTCTGGAAAGTAAGATAGTCCTTTATTAACGATGTACGCATTGTACGATTTTTCTGCCAAGTCATCATTGTCAGTACCAACCATCATGTTTTCTTTTGATTGGTTGATAGCGTTTAGGTAGTCAAATGGTGTCATTTGAATTCACAGTCAACCATCACTTCAGTCAAGAAAGCGACAAAGTTAATTTCTTGGTCAACGACAAATGCAGACTTGTATTGATAGTCGGCAAGCAATAGAACCAAACGTGGAACAGAATCTGGCACTAAGCATTCATTGCTGTTATCAAAGATTCGTTTGAATAGTACTGATGGCTCATTGTCTAGATTCTCTGCAACCCACTTACGCATACCTGTGAAGTCTTTTGCTTTCAGTTTATCAACTAATGACTTGAAATTGTCACTTGAGATATTCGCAAGAATTCCAGTATCAATCTTACCCGTAGCGGAGTAACGTTGCAGTTCATTGAGAACACGCCTCCAATCAGGAAAGTGTTTCATAATAAGTTCAGCAACAACCTTCTCTTCATACTCTACGTTTTCTTTTTGTAGAATGCCAGTCATACGTTTCATAAAACGACCAGCAAGTTTTGGCTTGTCTGATGCGTTTATCTTAAACTGTACAACAGAGCATCGGCTGTGAAGAGGGGCGATGATACGATTGAGAAAGTTGCAAGTAAGGATAAAACCACAATTAGCAGAAAACTCTTCCATGAAGTTTCGTAATGCGGGTTGAGTAGATTGCGGATTAAGATAATCAGCCTCGTCAAGAATAACATATTTGCGACCACCAGAGAATGATACAGTTGAGGCAAAGTTTTTAATTTCATTTCGCAAGGTATCGATGTTGCCATTCATCGATCCGTTAATAACAATATAAGTACATCCAAGTTCTTCAAGCATAGCCTTGGCGATAGTAGTTTTACCAACGCCAGGACCGCCTGTAAGAATCAGATTGGGAACATTCTTTTGGTCAACGAATTGTTGGAATGTTGCCTTTAAGTCTGCTGGAAGAATTGTATCTTCAACAGTTTTTGGTCGATACTTTTCGACCCACAAAAAATCTTGTAGCATGTGTTCACCTTATCATAACATAAAAATATATTCTAACACATTGCATGTTAGAATGCAAACTGAGTGTTACTTAGCCACACTCTCATAAAGGGTTTCAACATCGTCTTGTTCTTGTTGTACCTCGGTGAAGTTTTGTTTGTGATAAATTTTTGCAAGTTTGCGAGTGTACTTTTTAGGCAACTCAAATTTATCTTCAACCGAAACAAGAATGTCTTTAATCAAATCACGTTCCGCTTCAATGCGAGTGAGTGAATTTGAAATTTCGACAAGTGCATCCAGAATCTTTTTACGGTCCTCTGGAGAGGACGGAACAATCACATTACTCATAATATTAACCTTCGTACTTAGAACCGGCTTCAGTAGCAATCCAATATTCAATTGCATCAGTCGCATGTTTGAAATGTGAAATGCCTTTGGACGAAATAGATACATCATATGTACCAGGAACCATCTTAAGATTTTCTGTAACGAAAATCATTCGGAAGTTTGCTGAAGTCTCACCAACTTTAATTGAGAAGTCATCAGAGTCTGCATTCTTAACGTCAAGCGCAGAGATAGAGATTTCCGAACCATTACCAGTTACTGCAATGTTTGGAAGACCCAAGATGCCAGACAACTTCAATACTTGATTCAAGTCATCTTTTGTCAGTCGAAAATTCACTTCGGCATTTTCTACTTTAATCTCTTTTGCTGGCGGTGCAATAATCATAGATTCATCTGCAAGACCATATGTTGTCTTGGATGTTCCAGATTTGATTGTGAGATTATTGCTATCACTATTGATAACAATCTCAGGGTCAGTCAAAGAACCACAGAGAGACAAGAAACGATTCAAATCATAAATGACAAAATCTTTTTCGAATGCTTCCGTTACTGTTGCTTTGCCTAGTACGTTCTGTCCTTTGGAGATAGTTCGCACTACAGAGCCTTCTTTAAATTGCATACCAGCATTAATGGTAGCAAAGTTTTTAAGAACGTTGATTGTTGATTCACTTAGTTTCATTTTGTTTTCCTTCATTCAAGTCATGTACGTGTAGCATGATTATAGCATAGTGTAAAATTTTAAGCAAGTCTTTACGATTGCGGCCGTCTTTCTTGCCATACCTTTGTGCATATTTCAGCACGTTCCCGATACAGAATCCTTCACCATGTCCACCATCGATGATGAATTCTGTTGCTTGGAATTTGTCACGGGAATAATGTTGCCCGTATGTTGCGTCAATATAAGACTTCAGTTCCTCCAAAGTCTTATCTTCATTATATCGATAGTCTATCATCTTAGTGCAGTAACACTTCTTTTAACTGCTGTAGCATCGGCGGTTGGTGATGCATTGATAGCCGCAAGTGCTTGCAAAGAACCACCAAAGATATAACTACCAGCATGTTTCAAACGAATCCATGGAAGCAACCAAACCTTACCACCTGCTTTACGCATCCATTGACAGAACATGTAATCTTCTGAGAGATAACGTTTTGTATCTGGACAAATAACGCAATCAAAGTACGCCATGATTTCTCGGCTACCATCAAAGTTTTCTGTACGCACATGATCTGGCTTATAACTTTGTGTTGGGAATGCAACATCATATTTTTCAAGTGCAGTACGTGTGATAAGCATAAAGCCTGTACCACTTTCTTTCACTTCGATTGGTTCATCAATTCGGAATTGAGTAACACCATCTGCTGGATTGAAAACGTAGTCACCAACAAATTCTTCCAATTGATTTGGATTAGCATCTGCGAATCCTTTGTCAACTGCAACTTTAATTTTCTCCCAAGAAATTGCTTTCTTTGGATATGGCGCACAAACAACATCCATATCTTCACGGGTTACCGCAAAGTGCATCATCACTAAAACGTCTTGCGCTTCAAAGTGAATATCGCTATCGATGAAAAGCATATAATCGAATCCACTACGAACAAATTCATCCGTCAAATAATTCCTAGCACGTTGCACTAGTGATTCGTTGAAGATGAAAAAGAGTTTGGCTTCAATACCATACTTGGTACATAGTACCATAAGATCGGTGATTGCTTTTGTGTATGCACCATGGCATTGTCCGCCATACATTGGTGTCGCAATAAAAAGTTTTTTAGTTCTTAATTGCTGAATGTTCAATTCAAATTCCATAAATTCTCCATATTATTAAAAATTATCTCACTATTATATATAAAAAAAGAGGCTACGTCAAGTAGCCTCTAAGGCATTACTGCCAGGAGATTTAGAACGGTACGTCATCAACTGCTGGCGCAGGTGTCACTTCCGCAGTAGGATCAATGCCAGCATCAATCTTGGTATACAAATCAAGGAATGAAGTTTTAGTCTCTGCATCAAAGCGGTTGATACAATACTTAATTGCTTCCATCTTATCATTGAAGATAGTATAGGCTTCAGCAATGTGCGACAAACGGCGAGTAGAAATCAATTCATCGATAGCACCTTCTTCGAAAGTCTTACGAATGATATCAGCCCACTTCACAAGATTTTCTGCGAATGCTTTGTCATCAATACCAAGGCTGGTAAACAACTTAGTCAAAATCTTTGTTTCAACTTTAACATCAGGATATTCTTGTTCTACAGTAATTGGGAAACGCTCAAGGAACGCATCATCAAGAATTGTAGCGGCCATATAGCGACCAGATTCATCACCTTTACCTTTGGTGTTTGCAGTAGCGATAACGTTGAAACCTTGCATTGGCTCAACAAACTCACCAGTCTTTTTAACAAACAAACCTTTGCCTTCAAGTACACCTTGCAAGCACATTAGTTTATTTGAACCACGATCAATTTCATCAAGAATCAAAACGGCGCCAGACTTCATTGCTTGAACAACTGGACCATCAAACCATTTTGTCTCACCGTCAATCAAACGGAAACCACCAATCAAATCATCTTCATCAGTCTCTGGTGAAATATTCACACGGAGACATTCTGTTTTCAATTGGGCACAGGCTTGTTCGACCATGAAAGTCTTGCCGTTACCAGAGAGACCAGAAACAAATACTGGATAAAATTTCTTCGATGCAACAATACGTTTCATGTTGTCAAAGAATCCAAAAGGAACGTATAGAGAATTCACTTTAGGAATAATTGCGCCTTCTTGCATACGTGCAACGGAAGACATTTTTGCTACTGCCTTTGCAACAGGAGCCTTGATAGGTTCAGTAATTGGCATAGAAGGAACTGGAGTGGATTGCACTAGTGCAAGACCAGCCATGTTAACATTAAATTCTTGGAGGGGCAATTGATACTTGCCACGACCAACTCGGTACTGGTCGGCTTCAAGCCAGAACTGGCGCTTGGTGCCAGTCTCTTCAGAAAGTGTCACCAATTGCTGGCGGGTCACAATAGCACCAAAACGTTTAGCGGCT